ATTAGTAATATTAGCGTCACCAAAAGAGGTAGTAGATAAAGTTGTTGTACCAGTAACAGTAAAATTATCTGCAACAGTTACTTCAGAAGTTGTATGACCTATTGTTACAGCTATACCACTTGTTTCTGTAGCTATCTTTAATGCACCTGTAGCATTAGTAATATAAGAATTAGTACCATCATGGTACAGTTGCATATCACTGCCTGCACCAAACTTAAATTTGTCACTATCAGGTATAACTAAATCACCATTACTATCTACTGTAACAGCTTTAGATGCTTCTGATGTTCCTAAAGTTGTTACATCAACGTAGTTTAATTCTGTAGCTGTTGCTGTTACACCATCAAGTATATTTAATTCTGCTGCTGTAGAAGTTACTCCATCTAATATATTAAGTTCAGCAGCAGTAGATGTAACTCCATCAAGTATGTTTAACTCAGCTGCTGTAGCAGTAACAAGAGTTCCACCTAGCTTTAACCCATTTGATGTATCGTGACTAGCTATATCAAAATCATAAGCTCCATCTGCAAAAGTTGTATCTCCTGTAATAGTAATAGAAGAACCATCTGCTGTAATACTATCAAGAGCAATATTACCTACATTAGTGATATTAGCATCATTAAAAGAAGTAGCACCTAAAGTATTTGCAACTGCTGTAGATGTTATACCACCACCAAACGTAGCTAGACCTGCAGCTGACATATCAAAAGTAAGAGCAGTTACTGCACTACCACCATCATTACCTCTTATTAAAATATCTTTGTCAGATACTTTTGATTCTATACGAACATTACTACTATCGTTATAGATACGCAACATTTCTGTACCATCATCTTCATATATGATACCACTACCTGCTGTTCCTGCATCAAGAGTTATACCTCCTGCTGACTCTATATTAATAGAATCTACAGCAGTACCATCTGAAACAATATCTAAGTCACCATCAGCATTAGAGCTAATATAAATACCTGAATCTCTAAACTGTATTTTTTCATTTGTTGCAATTAATATGTCATCTGAAAACTCAAAGTAGTCTTCATCTTCCATCCATTTTAAAACACCATCATTTGTTTCACCATCAAAGGTTATTGTTATATCTGTACCTGCTGTACCTGCACCAAAAGTTAAAGTGTTGTTTAAAAGTTTAGCAATAGGACCACCTTCTGCAGCTGTTCCATCATGTGTGTGTCCTGTTGATGCTGCAAAAGCATTTACGACAGCATTAAGTTCAGCGTTAATCGGTGAAGATTTAACGACTTCATCAGCTTGAATATCTGCTGTATTTGTTCTTGTGTAACCTGTACCCATTACCTTAAATCTCCCATTCCAAAAGTAACTGTAAAACCCTGTATACTGTGACTTGCATTTGTATCTTGTGCAACAAACCTAAAAGAAATTGATTTACCTGACCCTGTAAATGTTGATGTTTCTACTGGAGCAGGGTTTCCATCATATATTTGTGTAGTATCAAATATAGCAGAACCATAAACAGCTGCAGGACTTTCGTTTGCTATTGTTAAGTTTGAAGGATTTAATATTTCGTTGTCATCAAAATCGTATACAATACCTAACGATAAAGAGTTAACTCCCTCTGATCTTAAATAAGTAGAAACATCATAAAAAGTTTTACGTCTTCTTGGATCTCCAAAATACAAGTAAGGAGTTTGATAAATACTTAGTATTTCAGACCCATCAAAAGATGTTCCCGATTCTTGTACATGGACTTTGCCATTTGAATCTCCATGTATGACTCTTTCTGTTGTTCCTATATAAGCACTAGCAGCACAAGTTGCATCTATTCCAAAAAGAGTTCCAAACTCAAAACCTAATCCACCTTGTTGACTTCTTAAACCACCTAATACTCCTGTAGACCCTGAAGTAGAAAAGAAATATCTAAACTGTGATTTAGATCTAACAATAACAGCAGATAGACTTGATAATGTTTCTGTTTGAATAATATTTTGTAATGTTTTATGTATACTTGTAGAAACAGTTTCTAAATTTACGTCTCCAATTTTTGCTGTACCTCCAATAGGTCTAATACCATCAGGAGCAAGAAAAATTAAATCACCACCTATTTCTATCACACTGTCTGTAGCTAAACAACCTAAATTGTTTGTAACATTTTCTAATACAAAATCCGTTCTATTGTTACCAACAAGTCTTTTAATATTATTAGTACCAAAAATATAGAGAATATTACGAAAAACTTTTATAGCTACAATATCAAAACCTACATTAAAACTTCCTGCACCATTAGCAGGAGTAAAATCAGTTTCAGCTAGTGGAGCACTAAAAAATAACTCATCTTTCTTTGCAGGATCACCTGCTAAAAATAAATGATTTTGATAAACTTCAGATATTACTGGATCAGTAGGAGCATTAGAATCTGTTATCTGTGTATAACTACTTCCATCATAGGTAGCTGCAGGATTAATACCATCTGTAAGCACAACTTTAGGAGAACCAAAATTTAATTCAGTAAACCTAACTTTGCTAACACCTGTCATAGTAGGTGAGCCTGAAGTTGATACTGCTGTCCAACCAACTACAGTAGGAGCACTACTTATATTCGTACTTGTAGAAAAACTATCATCTGAAATAAAGTTTCCATTTGTAAATATAGTAGTTGGTAGCTGTCCAAAATTAACTACAATTGTATTAGAATTTTTTGATATTAAAACTCCAGTTGCATTTGTAACTGTAGATGAATCATCTGCGTCACTTCTTTCAGTTAATGTTTCTCCAACTGTTAAATTAGTATCTGCACCAACAGTAAAAGAATAATAATGATTATAATGATGTAAATAATTGTTTCCTGAAGAGGGTGTTCTACAAGCTAATATGCCTTGATTAATTCCATCTACAATTGCTAGACCCAAAACTGAACCAGTACCTGTAACTGTACCATAAGAATTTGCAAAACCACTCATTCTTCTATAACCACCTTGTAAGTCTGGTTCATAGTTAATTAACTTTGTAGCACTACCCGGAGATTCTTCTCCTTGAGATAAAACATCTCCTGTAGTGTTTAAACCACCTCTGCAGATTGCTTTAAATGTTTGTACTTCATCTACCATTACGAACCAAGACTTAACATATGTGAAGAAAATTTAGGTCTTTGTATCATTGTAGACTCTACAGAAAGTTTATCATCAAGTAATAGTCTACGCATAGCTTTTATACCCATCATAAACTTTTGTTGATGTATCTGAGCACTTTGTTCATTTGATCTAAACCTCATCATATAGACCATAGCACCATCAATAATAATATAATTAAATCTTTCAGGAATAATGGGGGTATCATAGGTACTGTCTGTACCATTTGTTGCAGCTCCAGTAGATGTATTAATACCTAATGTATCAGGAAACTTATAGTACACATATTCTACTACATAAGCTGCATTAGGAATAGGTGTAACTCCAAACTTTTCTTCTGCTGTTTGATAAACTAAATCAGGTGCAGTTCTACCACCTGTTCCTGCAGCATCTTCTATTGTTCTATAATTTCTGGTATAGCTTTCAAAAGATATTGTAGGTAAAGATTTAGCTGTATTAGATTCAGAAGTAAGTGTCTTTAAATAAAAACTATCCCAATCCACTGAAGACATATCTGAAGGAAAATCATACGTTCCTGTACCTGCTGTCAGTGTTTGAGTTTGTGTAGTCTTTAAAAATGGAAACTCATGCCCATCTTGAAGTATTTCTCTTATAGAACTATTAATAGAATCTTTTGCTATTGCCTGAACATTTTTAGCTGCAGCAAATGTGTCTGTTGTAAGAGTAACTTCATTAAGCCTACGTAACAATTCATTTGTTAAAGTTAAAAATGTTGTTGCCATAGTACATCCTTGTTTTAGATAAACTAAGAGGGCAAGTTTCCCTGCCCTCCCAATGTTATTTATTAAGCAAGTAGATCTCTGTCTACTTCAGTAGCTCTGTCTACAGCACCATGATCATTACAATCAATCACAGTTGCGTAAACTCTGAGTCTACCTGTAGCTGCAGCAGCTCCTGCAATCGTACAATCAATTGTATCAGTTGTTCCAATAAATTGAGTGTAAGTTGAAGCAGAACCAGTTCCAACTACGTTGGTTTGACCATTTGAACCTGCAGCACAAAAACCTGCAGAGGTTATGTCTGCACCATCAATGATGTCATCACCACCACCAAAGTCCATGTCTAATGTACAGCTTGAAGTAAAAGCTTTCATTACTTCAGCACCTGCATTAAGAACAAGTGTTCCTGCAGGAATCTCAAGCATTTGAAAGACATCTCCATTAGCAATAGTATTACCTGCTGCTATAAGAGCATCTATATCTAAATACTCTTGTATGGTTCTTACTACGTGTGTACCTGACTGTGTAGGTATACCTGCAACGACATTAGCACCAACGCCAGTGGTGGATTTAGCTGTTAAATCAAAAGTAGCCATTATTTATCCTCCCTTACGCTGCGTTATATTTAGCAGTTACGATAGCTTCTGGTCGAAGTATCTTCCTACCATATAAGTGCATACCACGAACAATGTCAGCAAAGCTGTCAGGGTCACGATATGTTTCTGTTTTGCTAAGTTGTTCAGCAGTTGC